ATTAAATAAATTGTATTAAATAAATTGTATTAAATAAATTGTATTAAATAAATTGTATTAAATAAATTGTATTAAATAAATTGTATTAAATAAATTGTATTAAATAAATTGTATTAAATAAATAATTAATTTAGTGTCCTCTGCTAGGAAATCCTTTATTAGTATAATGGTTATAATTATCTACACAATTAACACAATTTGATAATTTAGTAATTGGTGGTGGATTTGCTAAAGCTAATTGACCTGCATGTAAATTAACTCCAGCTACTTTGTAAACTGGTGTAAAAGGTAAATTATTTTGGTATTGTGAATAACCTCCTCTTTGACGATGACGTCTAGATTTTTTACCTCCAATAAATCTTTTAGTTAATCTTTTAGAGTGATATCTTACATTGTATTTATTCTTAAGTCTATTTTTTAAACTTTTCATCTTTCTGCTTCCAGCTTTCATTTTCTTATATTGTTTAGTGATATTTTTTATTTTTCTCTTAAGCAGTTTTGAACCACCCTTATAGACGCAAATTCCAGGAACAATTCCTGCCGCAGCATCTACATTACTTTTTGCTCCTGCTAAACCAGGAAGCCCTGGTATTTGATTACTTCCAAATGTTGCTGGACTTTGAGAACCATCTACATTTACAGATCCTCCATTAATATCACTTAATGGAGCTATTTTACCATAACCCAAATTTGAAGCTCCAGAACCTGCTGACATATAATATATAAATATATAATTTATTCTAACGCTTTCTATTTTGGTCATAAAACCTATAAACAATTTTAAGCTCTTCATTTGTTACAATTTTATTTTTGTCATCAGATAATTTAATAGGAACCCATTTTTTAAATTTATGGTTATATTTACAAATCATTTTATAAAATTTATCTAAATATACGAATTTGTCTATATTTTCATTTTGAAATTCTTCTTCATCGTCGCTTTCTTCCAATGCATCTAAATTATCGTTTTCTTTAATAACTCTAAATAACTTATTCATCATTACGCTTGTATTATAATTTGGAATATGAAGTATTCCATGTTTTTCTTCTTTTAATTCATTATTTAAACAATATAAATAATATATATCGTCTTGAATATCTGGACGAATTAAAAATACAATTTCTTTTCTTTGTTCTTGTTTTGGTTTTGGTTGTTGTTTTGGTTCTTGTTTTGGTTCTTGTTTTGGTTTTGGTTGTTGTTTTGGTTGTTGTTTTGGTTTTGGTTCTTGGTCTTCCCTCTTAATTGATACTTTAACAGATGTATTTTCAAAATGTTTATCTATTTTATTTTCAAATATTTGATTTTTATTAATATAATCTTTATAATACATAAATAAATAACTATTTACTTTGTTAAATAATAAAAATTGTATCTTTTCTATTTTATAATTTATCATAGGAATTTTTGATTCCAAATCTTCATTGGTTCTGCATATTAAAGGCATTCCAAATACAATAAAACTATTATTATACGAAATTTGCCTTAATTCATTTTTTAACATAGTATTAATTTTAATTAATTTTTCACCCCAGCTAATTCTTTCTAACATATTTCCTTTATAACTAAATATATCTTCAATAAAAAAAAATCTATTATGAAAATTATATGTAATTGTTCCATAAATTATTGTTCCATATGATAGTTCATTTGAAAAACAAACATTTGCTATTTTTATATCGTAAACCCTGGTGTTATTTTCTAATTCCATAATTAAACAAACCATATTATCATTTAAATTAGTAAACCAAGCAAAACATTTTTTCCCTTCAGGTATAGCTACAATGTAATCAGATTTATAAACTTTCTTATGCGTAACATTTTCATAAGAAAGTTTTATATGAGGAAATCCGTTTAATATATTTTCCTTATCAATAAGCGTTAACATATTAATGTACTATATAAATATATCTTTATATCATTTATTCATTTTTATAAAGTGAAAAAGAATTTAGATTAGATATAGAATCAAGAGAAGATATATCTGTTCCTTGATTATTAGAATTATGTAATTGTTTTTTTAAAAAATTTTTCAATTCATTCTTCATAGTTTCTTCTTTTTTTGGAATTAAATCTGCAAAATTATATTCTTCATTATTAGAAGTATTTGAATTATTATGTATAATATTATACATATTTTTGTATTCCTTGTTTGGAGTATTTACTAAATCTTTTATTTTTGGAACCGTTAACGTAGATTTAAAAAAGTTAATTAAATGATGTACCAAAAATATTAATATAATTGATATAATTGTAATTTGAATAATCCAATATAACATACTATACTATGATATTAGTTTAAGAGAGATAAAAACACAATTATTTCTTTTTTAACTAAAGCATCATTTATGTTAATATTATCTGGTATTTCAAAATATATATCATTAGGATTTATATTGTAAAGGTTTTCATTATCTTCTGTTACTTCTCCTTCTATCACTACTTTTATATTAGAATTCTTATTTATTTCAAAAAAACATCTCTTCATTTTTGTAGATATATGTTGAGGAGTTATATTATGTATAATTTCTGTTTTATAATAAGAAGGATCTGCAATTAAAGTAAAATCACTATAATAATTTTTAAAAAATATTAATTCTTTATCAATACATATTTGTTTTATTATAGCGGTTTCATCTATTTTATAAATTCCGTCTATAGAATATATTTGAATAAACGTTTCAGAATTTATATATGTTTCTTTTAGTTCCTTTAGAATTTCAACTAAAATATCTATATTAAAATTATTAATGTATAATTTCATTATAATTAATATTATATAAACTATTTAAACCTATTCAATTTATATAATTAATTGATGACAAAACCCTTAAGTATTATAATTGTTGAAAAAGAAGGTTCTCTTAAAACTCTTTCTATTAAAGATTATAAACAAGAAGAGTTATATAAAAAATGTGGTTTCAAAAAGGGGGATGATTTTATAAAACAAGTTGAATGGAATGCTAAATATGAAGGAGAAAAATATTACATTGAAGTATATGCTAAAACAGAAGGACGTGCTAATTCTGAAAATAAATATGATTTCCCACCTCCAATTGATACTAAACTTTTTTTCGGTAATTGTGCAATTCTAGCTTATAATAAAAAATCAGATGGTAGCAAATATTATACAGATTTGAGTTTACCATTATGGAATAAAATTTATGAAAAATTATTTGGTGGTTTTGAAGATTTAGCAGTTACAGCTATTGAAGATGAAGAGGAAGAAGATGAACTAGCAAATGTTCCTAAGGAAAAGAAGACAAAACATGGTTATTTAAAGGATGGATTTGTGGTTGATAGCAGTGATACAGAAGAAACAGCGTCAGGTTCAAATAGTGAAGAAACCGAAGAAGATGAAGAAACTGCGGAAAATGAAACTGATGAACAAGAAGTGGAAAATGATATAATTATTGAAGATTTAGGTTCGGAACTAAGTGAAGATTCATATGATTATGATACTGAAGAATAATAAAATAAAATTGATATTGATTTAAATATAAATATACTAATTAAATCAATTAAGAAATGTCTGTTCGCAAAATTGAAAATCATGATACTTTTAGAACAAATATCAGACAAAAATTGGATGCAATTTTACAAAATGAGAAAAATAGTGCTAATCTTGAAAAAGGAATATTTAACTATTCATTAAAAGAAGCTGATCGTCGTAAAATTGTTAAAAAATGGGATAATAAACATTTTATACAAATTTATATAGACCATTTACGTAGTATCATGACTAACTTGAAAGGTGAAATTTTACAGCAAATTAGCGATGGTTCTTTGAAGCCTCATGTTGTTGCATTTATGACACATCAAGAACTTTGTCCTGAAAAATGGGGACAGATGATTGAAGCGAAGGTTAAACGTGATAAGAATAAATTTGAGACTAATATTTCTGCTGCTACAGATACATTTACTTGTCGCAAGTGTAAGGCTAATCAATGTACATATTATCAAATGCAAACAAGGTCTGCAGATGAACCTATGACAATTTTTGTGCAGTGCATACCATGTGGAAATAGATGGAAATGTTAAAAGGTGTAAAAAATACTTTATTTCGTTTATAATAATAAACCTATATTTGAAATAAAATGTATAATATAAGAATTATTTATAAATAATCATTTTTTTTTTCTTGACAATATCTGAAAAATACATCCCAATAATGTTTTTGGTTTTCATGTCCAAGTAATGAAGGTTCATTACGTTCAATTGCCAATGGAGGAAAACAAATAAAATTTCTAAAATATCTTGAAAAAAATATATCAATTGCGATTATATTATTATTATTAATTGTATCAGATTTTTTAATAATACTGCAATACTTATGCACATTTTCTTTAAATTTAATATAATTTTCTGAATTAATTATTTCTTTTATAGTTGAATTATATTTAGATTTTTTTATCATATAAGCTTGTAATCCATTTGCGCGAAACGTATTCAGCATTTTAAAATTATTTTCATCAAATACATCGATAATATTTTGTTTTAAATATTTTTGATAATTATTACAAGGGACCCATCCTAAATGAATTAATTCAAGATCTCTATATTTTGTATCTATATCCCATTTGTTTATAATTGTTTCAAATTTATCTATTATATTATCTTTATAAAATGTAACATCATCTTCCAATATTATGGTATATTCTGGAGAGTTTTCATGATATGCTATTTCAAGAGCTTTTAAATGGCTTTTAATGCAACACATAATTTTTAAATTATTTTCATTTATATCATTTGGTAAGTTTGATAAAAATGATTGCGAATTTTTAATTGTTGTTGCATTTAGATAATGAATTATATTATTTGGAATATTACATTTTTCTAAAATACGTTTTGTATTATTTTTTCTTTCATCACAAGCACATATAACTACAAATTGATAAGTCATAATAATAATATAAATAAATATTTTTATTTAAGTTTTAATTATTTATTGTATAAGTATTTATTGTATAAGTATTTATTGTATAAGTATTTATTGTATAAGTATTTATTGTATAAGTATTTATTGTATCAAATAAAGTAATAATGATAAAAAAAATAAAAAAATAAAAAAATTACTAGATAAGGAGCTACAAAATATAATCTATTTTTATACCTGTTATAAAGAAAAATAGTTGGTTCTATAACAACTAATTTATCATCAGTTTCTTTATTTTGTTCATAAATATAATATCTCAAAATTTCATTAGGAAATTCAGATGCCATTTTTCTAATAAACATAGCATATTTGTGTTTTTCTAATTCGGTATCAATAAATTTTATATCCTTTTCATTTTCTTCTTTAAACAAATATGGACTTGTCGCTGTTGTCATTCTAGTCCAATCTGTAATATGCGTTACACCTGATATAACTGAACTATTTTTCATATTTTCACCTAATTGTTTATAACAATATAAAATAATAGCGAATAAACTTTCATTTGCTAATCCTCCACTACATATTGTTTTTGATAAATCTTGTTTTGTTCTAATAAAATGTAATATTTGTAAAACATGTTCTCTCTTCAATATAAACCAAGGATCGTTTGCCAAACGCATTTCTTTTGGAAGTTTGTTTAAATTTGCTCTTTTATGAAATTCTATATTCCACCAAGCACCCCTCCAACTCATAATACTTTTGTTATAAAATTTGTAAAATAAATATCTAAACTTTTTTGGTGAAATTATCGGACAACAAGAATCTGTCAACATACAAAACCAATTATTATCTTTGTCATGTAGTCCAGCAAATTCAATAATCGATAAATAAGCTGGTATTACATGATAATAACTAGTTTCGTATATATAATTTGGTGGAATTGCATGTTCCATAATCCATCGTGACTTTATTTTATTAAAATTTTTGTAATAAAAATAAACATTAATTATATCTTTATTAGGTTCTATCCATTCCTTCCATATTTCTTCTTTATTTAAAATATGTTCATAATTTATTATAAAACATAATGCTACCTTCATAATGATATAAATTGAATTATTTTTTAAACTATAAAAAAAATATATTATAAATATAAAAATGAAAATTTCTTCTATGTTAAAAATTTTAGTCTTTATTGTTGTTAATAAAACTATTACATCATGGAGGATGAATACTTTAAGAAAAAGTAATATTTTATTAAATACTAGTAAAAATAATGAACAATGCATTATTTCTGCTAGAAGTGATAATATTTATTATAAAAGTGAAGCAAAATTATTTATTGATGAAAATAAATTTTTATCCGATAAAAAGCTTATAACAATATCTCCAGGTGGATTCAAAGGTTTTTATTTATTAGGAATTTTGACATATATTACACATTTTTACATTTCAAACGCCGATTTTAACAGCAAAAAAAATAAAAAAGTGTAAAATCAATAGTAGGAATTTCACCTATGATGTCTTACTTTTCTTCTTCTGGTTTTATTCTTGAAAAAGTGAAACACGAAATTTGAAAACACAATGGTCGCTCTTGTTTTTCTATCCAACAACTTGTTAATTTCATTATGTTTATGGAGGAATTTGCGTCCCTTGTTCTAAATACGATTTTTTTGTTTTCGCAACTCACGCAATCAGAACACTTTTAACAGACGAAATACCTTTTTACCTTCCTTATCTTTGTAATATTCTAAATCATTATTACAATCGCAACATTTTTTACTTGTATTACATTCATTAATAGTAATAGTATGATACTTTTTATGGATTAATTTTCTTAACCCTTTATTCATTGTAGGCATAAAATATTTCATTTGGGTGCTTCTACTCCAATTTCCATAACCAATTAGAATATTTTCCCCAAATGTTTCTTTTATTTTTCAAGAATGTATCAATCAATACTTTTCTTACCATAACTATATTGTCTAAATTTCATTTTTCTCTAAGTTTCTTTTTTGTAAAATCTATGGTTTCCTTGTTTAATTTATCTTTTTCTACAAGAAATACTTTAAATTTTTCATAATCAACTGATTTACTATTTTGAAAGGATAAAGTGTGTTTCCTTTTCAATAATTCCATTTTTTTTCCTTTCTAGTAATAAAATCCGTTGAATACATTTAGATTTACTTTCTCTTTTTCTTTGTGGTGCTGTATATTGTAATTTCTTACCATTTTTATCCATCATATAGTTTTAATAATAGTTTTTTATATAAAATAGTATAGTATATTATAATATATTATAATATGGGGATTATAAAGTGTTACATAATTACACAAAAAGATTGTGAACGATACTATTATATGAAAAACGCAATTAAACCTTTTGAAAATATTATAGATTTTGAATTTGTTTTTAATGAAGACATAAATCTAGTGCAACTTATTACTAGTTATTTTATTAAATTTTTTCCATACAATAATTTTTCAAATAAATTATATAATTTTACTGATAATTGCTATTATAAAGGGACGCTTGAGTGTATGTATGGTCATTATCTAGTTTATAAAAAAATGTTAGAAGACAATTTAGATAAAGCGATTGTGCTAGAAGACAACGTTAGTTTTTGTTTTGATTTTGATATTAAAATAAAAGATACACTTGAAAATATTAAGGAAGATTGGGATATTATTCATTTATTTTCAACAAAACCATATGAAGAACATTTAGAAAGAATTAAATACACAGAAAATATATATTATGGTGATCGTGAATGGTATACTGCGAAAGGACAAATAATATCATCAAGATTTGCTAATACATTTGTTAATTTAATTCCATTTTTTGAAGTTGCTGATGGAATTACTATGATTCCGTCACTACACTATTATAATACAAATTTGAAATCATTTACGTGTTATCCTTATTTAGTAAATATTAATCGTACATTTAAAAGCACAAGACTAACTAAAGATAACACATTAAAAGAAAATTTAGTTGAATTTATAAAAATTCCTAATAATAAACATATATATATGTTATATTATGACAACGTATATAGTTATAACAATTTATCGGTTTATTTACACATAATGTGTGGTATATTTTTAAAAATAGATGACAAATATATTTTAACACATAATATATATGAAAAAAAAAATCTAGATAATTTAAATATAAATTATAAAATTCCCACACCGAATAATATAATAAATAAACCTAATACAATCATATTAATTAATGGTTGCGAAAATAGAACAAATAGCGATTTTATTTTTGATATAAAAAATGATAAATACATTATTTTTTATTTATTTGAAACTATTTTTCCTACATATAGACATAATGTAATTAATAATAATTTTAATACAATAATTAAAAACTTAGAAAATACTAGTTTTTCAATTATGGATTAAATAAATTTTTATTTAGGTTTGATTATATAAATCGGTGTTTGAAACGTAAAAAGGTGTAAAGAAGTATTCAAACATTATCAAAATATTCAGAATTTTTTTCAATCTCTAAAAATAATTTAATTGAATTATTTGATGATGGTTATCAAGATGCAAAAAAACACAAACAAATTTTAGATAAAATATTTATTCCAGAATATGATCCTGAATTGGACACAGATAATGATGTTATCGAAATTTAATGAAAATAAAATATTTCTAATGTCATTATCTGGTAGTTATTGGAATAGAGATGTTAATTATGTTATTTTGTATAATTATATTGTGATAAGTGCAAATGATTTACTCGTTGAAGATTTTATAATTATTTATAATTAATATTTTTATAATCAACATGTGAACTTTGTTTAATATTAAAATAATTATCACCTAAATTGTTGGTTATAATCTTGTACAATGTATTATCTAAATATTCATTATTATCATCATTTACTATACGCAATAAATTATTTATAAATTCGCAAAGATTATTACTATTATTTATTTCATCGTAATTTAAATAACACTTGACGTTCATATTTTTAAAATTAATATAATTATTTTCAAAACTTCTTTTATTGTCTATAAATTTTTTTAAATCTTCATACATAATATTTATTCCATCTAAATCGTTGTAATAAGCATTAGCATACACATACTTATCAGCCAGTTTTTTAGAAATATAACTATCCACGCTGTTTCTATCTAAATAAATAATTGTATTTTTTTTTGCTAGTTCTATAACTTTAACAATATAATCATGTGCGGATAATTCAAGACTAAAATCAAGTGTATACTTAAATATAAATATTTTTTTATTATTATATACAGCATAATCTTCAAATAATTTAAAATAATCATCAAAATTTGTATCTGATAATTTTTTAAATTTATCTTTAAAAATTTTATTATTTAATATTCCATATTCATTTGTTAAATCATATGTAGTAGAATATCTTTCACTCCCATTAATACTGTTTAAAATTTCTGACAACGCCAATACATCATTACTTAACTTTTGTATATAATCAATTAATGTAGTTGAACCTGTTCTTTGACCGCTTATCAAAACATTAATTTTAAGTTTATTTTTTATTTTATATTTTTTATTATATTTATTACAAAAAATTATTACTTCTTCGTAATATGCAAAATCTCTATCAATATAAAAATCACAAACACTATTTGATAACAAGTGTAGTATAATAAATTTATCATAGATATTATAATCAGAATTATTTATAATTACATCTTGTGGGTTTTTGAATAAGTCTAATAAATCATCTTCCGAATTTATTTTTTTAAAATATGTATTAGTATACATATTATCTGAGCATAACCATAATTTAAATGGTTTATTATTACTTATTTTTAATAAATTATTATTATTTAATTCTACATTTTTTAAAAAAAATAATAGATTAACGATTGTGTTATATCCATAAAATTTTAATATAAATTCATTTATTTGTCTATTTAAAACACAAGAATACATTTTTTCGTTTGAGTAAATAGTATCTAAATATTTAAACATATCATTAATGTCATTATATTCATTTCTAAAGAATACTACTGAGTCAAAATTTTGTTTTACTATTTCTGAATTAGTTATTGCTATAGATCCTAGTATTAAATTTTCAAATATTCTGTTTGTCATATAAGTATTTTTGTTTTCTCCTTGAAATGATATAAAATGTTTAATATCATAATTTTTATTTATATTTTCAAAAGAATTATTTTCAGAATTGTTATAATCAAATGGTTCAAACATTACAGGAGATTTTTGTTTAAAACTATTAATATAATCTGTATCTATTTTGTTAAGACCAAATATTCTACCTCTCAAAAGTAAATTTATATTATTATCTAAACAAACACTTATCAACGTTTTTATAATATCAATATTATCTTTCAAAATACTACCAATATATGCGTAATATTTATTTTCTGATATTTTTTTGTATAAAAAATGTGTGTCAATATTTTTTATCTCACTCAAAAATGTATCTGTAAACCAAGGTAAACATATTTCTTTTTCAATTATATCTGTTTCGAAATACTTTAAATTCTTAGTTGAACATTTTTCTCTACAAAGTAGAATAATATAATTATTAATTGTTTTAATAAAGTTTTGAATATTATTGTCTAAAAAAAAGGTTTCTATTGTCTTATAACCTACATTATCATAAAAATTATCTAAATGAAAAATATAATAGTTATTATTTCCAACAATATATTTTGTGTATTTACGATGTGTTGGAGAACAAAAAATTATTGAGTTGTTTAATATTAATTTATCATCTATATCTTTTTCATCATAAAAATACACATTTATATCTCTATAATAATAATTTAAAAAATTAAAATACATATTATGCATATAATTATGTGTGTGGTGATTTTCTTTTTTAAATCCAAAAATAATTATATTTTCTATTTTAATTATATTTATAGTTTTATAGAGATTCATATCCCACCCCCAAGTCATTTTTTTTTTATAATCTAAATTTATTTGTATATCAGTATGTCTGTCATCAGAAATAAATAAATCTTTGTAAACTGTATATATATTTTTAGTTAATTGTAATTTATGTAAATCTAAGTCAATTGGCCCGTCTATATTTTCGGATTGTTTTATAATATCGTTAAAAATTGTATTTTTTATATACAACGCATGAGTTGCAAAAGTTGTTTTATTTGAAATATATATATAATCATTTATTTTATCAACATTTTTTAGGGTCATTTGTTTTTTTCCAAAGTAAACCAAATCCCAATGATCTGGTATATTTTTAATTAAACAATTTATTTCGTAATTATAATTATTTATTATTAAAAAATCTTCTTCTAAAATTAATATTCGTGAATATTTATTTAAATTTGCATCAATAATACAATTTATATGTGATAAATAACAACCCAATGCTCCTATTTGAAAATTTCTTTCAACATATGTTTTAGAATGTTTATTCACTAATTTTTCACACATTTTTTCATAAAATTTTTTATAAAAATTATCATGTGTGTAAACTGCATTTATTATCTTGTAATTTGAAAAATTATGTTTTTTCATTTGATAATTAATTTTATCTAAATTTTCTCTATTTTTGTCTAAGTGTATTATATATACACAATCATAAAATTCATTATGGTTCACAATATTTTCTAAGTTCATATATATAATAAGAATTTATAAATACATTAAAAAATAAATTTAATTTCTTTGGTTGTGTGAATATCTAAATTTATTTTATAAAATTGATTGAAATTTATGAAAAATAATCAACAATATATAATAAAATGAAGAGCGAAGTTATTTTTATAGAGGGACTAAAGAGAGAAATATTATTTCATATTGGGAAAAATAAAGAAGAAAATTTCGAAGTCATTGATAATGGTAAACAATATGATATATGGTTTCATGCAAAAAATATATCATCTTGTCATGTTGTTTGTGAATTGCCTGAAAATATAGATAAAAAAGATTTGCGCTATATTATAAAAACAGGTGCGCTGCTTTGTAAAAATAATACAAATAAACTTAAAAGTTTAAAAAACGTGGAAATTATTTATACTGAAATAAAAAATATTACAAAAACAAAAGTATCTGGGCGTGTATTAACAGAAAATACAAAAACAATATTGTGTTAAAAAATTGTTTTATCTATAACTACATTATTTGCTATTTTTCTTATTATTCTATCTTCCTTTTCTATATCATTATTTCCAGAACCACCACATGCCTCTACAATTATCTGAGAATTATTTACATTTTTACAAACATCAATTATCATCTGTTTAAGCTCATTGTTTTCTTTCATTAAATATTCAACTAACTTTTCAATTTTGGACATTTTTTTGTCCATTTTTGTACTATACTCAAAGGGGGAAAATTTTTATATATTTTATTAAATTCTTTACATTATGTAGATGAATTCTTCAAAATATTATAATTTCTAGATCTTTTAAGTTCCAATATTCTGACCCTCCTCCTGGAATAGGTCTTCTAATTATGAAAGGAATTCTTTTTTCTTTAAGTTCCAATTCTGCAATAATATATGCATCAATAATAGTTTCAGGAACTCTTACAAGTGGTTTTGCACCAGTTTCAATTTGTTTTGCTCTTTGACCTAAAATTCTAGCTTTTTCATATTTTGTTAAGTATGGAATAGTTTTATGTAGAGGATCGATAATAATACCATCATTATTTCTAGTTACAACTGCTAATTTTGCAATTTCTTCGTAATTATGGTTATAACATTCTGGATGAAACTCATTTACATAGTTTTTAACAATTTCATTATCAAATTTATGTAAATAATTTTCATCATATTCATCTTCTTCATCTTCATCTTCATTTATTATTAATTGTGTTTTTTTTAATTTACTAGTTTTCACAGTTTTTGTTGGCACAGTCTTTTCAATGGGTTCTCCATCTTCATTTATTTCTATATCGCTATCGTTATCTTCTTCATCCTCTTCTTCATCTTCTTCAGGTTCAGCGTCATCATCATCTTCGCGAATTTCGCCTTCTTCAATATCAGAATCAGCACCGCCTAGTAGTTCATCATTTTCATCATCATTTTCATCATCACTTTCTTCATCAGGTTCAGCATCATCATCGTCGACATCACCTGAAAATATAGAACGCGATTTAATAGAAGATTGTTGTTTAAGTTTAAATAAAGGGGTTTTATTCGAAGTTTTTATATGTTCTTCATCAGAATTTAATGAATTTTCAGAATCAGAATAATCGTCGTCGCTCATTGTTATTATATTAACTAAAGATACTTTTAAATTACATTTTATTTTAAATTTCAATTTTCTTTTAAAATAAAAAATTAATTTATATTGTATTATTTATACTGTATTATTTATGCAATATTTTTATACTACATCATTTGTTTCCCAAACTGTATCGCACTGAGAACATAAATATACATATTTCATATTAACATCATCATATCTAATATAAATAATTTCTCTTGAAATACCATCTTTGTTAGTAGGACATTCTGGGTCAGGACATAAAACATTATTAATACGAGGTAATGTAGGGTCCAATTTTGTATATTTATTAATAATATGACTAAATGTTTGTTCGGTTTTTTTAACAAGAGTTTTAGATACACATACGTTTTGTATAGCTAGTGTTTTATCTTCATTGCCACACTTGCGACAATAATAAACCAATTTATTGGGATCATCGCTATTAATGCGAATATAATACATATTGGAACAGTTTGAACAGAAATGCATCTTGATATATATTATACCTTTAAATTATTTATTTATTTCAATTTTCTTTAAAATAATATAAATAATAGATTACATAATTTCAATAATATCTCTGCATAATTTTAATCTATGAATTATTTTATTGTAGTCAATATTAACATTCATACTATAATACCCGGTTTTAAAATTAATAGTTTGTTGTTTAAACTCATTATTTTTTTTATTTGCAATTTCAAGTAATTTATCATAATTTTTTAGAAAATTTTCTTTAATAAATGGATAAAAATTATGAAAAAAAGGCATAAAAACTCTCTCTTTTTTTTCAATAATATCGCATAAAGCAATATCCATATTTGCAAAATTTATAATTTCATCATAACTCGACATATCAGTATGATTTATATCAACACCAGGTTCATTTAATAACGGATTATTACATAATAATGTACATAGCGTAAGAAGAACTGTAGATATTGTTTGACAAGACGTCCATTGGTCACCACGCCATGTATTTAAAAGTGAAACACAAACCTTTCCACAAATGTATAAATTAGGATTAAAACGTATATTATTTGCATTAGTCCAATATTTAACCTTTGGTGGACTGTGAGGATAATCACTTGGGTAATTAAGTTCAAAAAAATAATTGCCTCCGAAATATGGTGTGTCAGACGGTCCAATAATAAGCGCGTATCCTTTCATCATATCACTATCATCATGTATATAATATATTCCATTTTCTGTTAACGGGTTCTTTAAAATTTGTTTTACATCTTTTAATAATCTAGAAATAGTTTCTTTTGAAACAAAAATTGACATTTGTTACATATTTACAGTGTTAGTTTTTAAATCTATTTTAAAATAGATTTAAAAAAATTTAAAGTTCAAAATTCATAAAATATACATATAAAATTAAATTTTAAAAAAAATGAAATAGAAAAATGTTGTTATATTATAACAACAATGACTAATACAATGGCATCATCATCACAATTTCAAGATTTAAATGAATTTTTAGCAAAGCATAGTGCTAAGAATGAAAATACAGGTGAAAAACCAACTTTTACGCACACTAGAATACCTGATAAAGATTTAAATATATATCCAGGTTCCTACATAATTCCTAATGAAACTTTACCGACATTTTATAAATTATATTATGAGAGTATTTTTATAAACAAACGCAAGGAGTATTTGACTGAAAAACAGTCCGGTTTATCAATGGTTATAGATTTTGATTTTAGATTTAGTTATGATGTTTGCACTAGACAACATACAAGAGAACATGTTTCAGATATGGTGTGTGAATATGCAGAAGTTCTTAAAGATTGTTATTTAATAGAACCAAATAAACCATTTGATGTATTTATTATGGAAAAACCAAATGTAAATAGATTAGCAGATGGTTCATTAACAAAAGATGGAATTCATATGTTAATTGGATTGCAAGTTGACCATACAATGCAAATATTAATTCGTGATAAAATGTTGACTAAATTGGCCGAAATTTGGGATTTACCTCTCATTAACACATGGGATTCTGTATTGGATTCTGGAATTAGTACAGGGAAAACAAATTGGCAATTATTCGGATCTAGAAAACCAGGTAATGAAGCTTATGAATTAACACACCATTATGTCATGACAATTGATCCTGCCGACAAAGAATATAAGATGGATGAATTAAATGTAACAGATTTTGATTTAAAAAAGTATTTTTCGAAATTATCAGTTCAATATGATAATAATCCAAAGTTTGAAATAAATCCGAAAATTATTGATGAATATAATAAAAGATTAGAAGAGAGCACAAAAAAAATAAAAAAAGCATCTAGCAAAATAAAAATGAATTTAATTGTAGAAGGAGATGATAATGAAAATGAAGACGAATATATATCTATTAATGATATAAAAGATAAACAATCATTAGAAAAAGCTGTTAATTTTATGCTAAGTCGTTTAGGACCTAATGAATATGAGATAAATGAAACACATCAATTTACACAAGCATTACCAGAAAAATATTATGAACCAGGTTCTCATTTGTTAAATCGACAAGTAGCATTTGCTTTAAAACATACTGATGATAGGCTGTTTCTATCTTGGGTTCAGTTAAGAAGCAAAGCAACCGATTTCGATTATAATAGTATTCCTGAATTGCATAGTCTATGGAAGAAATTTCATAAATCAAATCAAGATGGTATTAAAGTAACACGCAAATCAATTATGTATTGGGTAAGAAAAGATAATTATCACGAATATGAAAAAATAAAACAAACCACAATTGATTATTATCTAGAAAAATATTTTGAAACTGGAACAGAGTATGACGCAGCAATGGCTTTAAAACAAATGTATAAAGATAAATATGTTTGTGTTAGCTATGATAAGAGAGGTATATGGTATCAATTTAGAAATCATAGATGGGTTTCAGATAAAGGACTTTGTTTAAGAAATAAAATTTCAGAAGAATTTTATTCAGTATTGCAAACAAAAGTAGACCAATTATCTAAAGAAATAATTGAATATCAAGATGATGATGAGCGAAAAACATTTCTTTCAAAAAAATGAAAATAATAGGTGAATTGAGCATCAAAACAAAGAAAACTAGTGATAAAGATCATATTATGCGTGAAGCTGCAGAAATATTTTATGATGGCGAATTTATTAAAAATATGGATACAAATAAATATTTATTATGTTTCAATAATGGGGTTGTAGATTTTATAACAAAAACATTTAGAGAAGGCTATCCAGAAGATTACATTACTAAATCAACAAAAATCAATTATGTTCCATATGATGAAAATTGTAATAATGAAGAATTTAAAAAGACAGTTTGTGAAATAGAAGAATTTATGCAAAAATTGTTTCCTATTTATGATTTGAATAGATATATGCATGATCATTTAGCATCTTGTTTAATTGGAGCAAATAAAAACCAAACATTTAATGTATATCACGGAAGTGGTAGTAATGGAAAATCTATTGTTGCTGATTTAATGTCATTAACATTAGGTGAATATAAAGGGACAGTTCCCATTACACTTGTTACTGAAAATAGAAATAGAATTGGTGGAACTTCTGATGAAGTTTTAAAGCTAAAAGGTATTAGATATGCTGTTATGCAAGAACCTTCTAAAGGTGTAAAATTGAACGAAGGTATTATGAAAGAGCTTACTGGTGGTGATCCAATTCAAGCAAGAGGGTTATATTCTGAATCAGAAATATTTGACCCTCAATTTACATTGGTTGTTTGTACAAATAATTTATTTGATATTGAGAGTAATGATGATGGAACATGGAGAAGAATAAGAAAATGCGATTTCTTATCAAAATTTATAGATGAAGATGAGACATATAATGATGACACTAAATACATTTATCCTAAGGATAAAAGTTTGAAAGATAAATTGCCGAAAATGGCACCAGTTTTTGCAAGTATGTTAGTAAAACGAGCATTTGAAACAAACGGACTAGTTGAAAATTGTGAAACTGTATCAAACGCTTCAAATAAATATAGAAAAGGGCAAGACCATATTGCTGCATTTGTTAGTGATAAGATTATCAAAACAGGTATTAACAAAGATAAAATTGGTAAAAGAGGTTTGCAAGAGGGATTTAAGCTTTGGTTTGAGATAACACAAGGTTCAAGAAAACTACCAAAAGGAGAAGAACTTTTTGAATATATGAATAAGAAATTTGGTCAAAGCAAGAGCACCGGATGGCATGGTATTAAATTTATTGAACCAGAAGAGGATGAAGATGAATTAGAAGATTAAATTTATAAATTCTATGTAAAATATTTATAACTAACTAAATATAAATATTTTAATAATTTTTTTGTGCGTATACATTTTTAGGTAACAAATTATAAAACTTGTATAATAAATATATAATTGAAGCTAAAATCCATGATGAAATAAATGGAAGTGCAATTAAAAGAACTACAATACCAATCATCATTTTCCAATTAGCATTTGATGGATAAATAAAGTAAAAAACTATAAAACAAATTCCACAAACAATGTAAATCGTAATTAGAAAATAAAAATAATAAAACTTCAAATTATCTATATTTTGGTCCTCATAATATGTTTTACGTTCATTAGTAAGCATATCATTTGTTTCTTGTTTTAATTCTTTATATAATTCAATATTTTCTTCTTTATATTGTTTATATAAATCAACAATATTTCTAAAGTTAATAAGTATACCATTATATGTATCAATTTTAGATTTTATTAATACGCTTTCACTATTAAATTTCTCTGTAAATTGGGCAGAGATTTCTTGTGCTTTTTTTTGCAGCTCTTTGTCTAATAAATTATTATATGCGGTTTCACCTTGAGTAAAGACAACATATTTTTTTTCTGCTTCTTTTTCTTGACTAGGAGCTGAAGCTAAATTTGCTTTTGAATTTTCATAAGCAGTTTTAAGAGCATCTGCTTGTCTTTGATGTTGACATTCAGAATTGCACATTAAAGTATCTGAAGCTTGACTTATTAATGCGTTAAAATTATTAATGTTAAAGGGCAATGACATTATTGTTATTATAATATACAACTATAAGAATTTACAAAAAATAATTTTATTTAATACCTGAATTATTTATAAAACTTTTAGACATAGGAGCCTGATAATGGTCTTGGTCACCAATTACATAATCAGATTTATATTTGCCTTGTTGAGTTTTGGTTAACATTTTTTCCACCATTCCTTCAGTCATAAAGGACTCAACTGTTGAAGTTCCTATACATTGATTTATACTAGGATCCCAAGTTTGACCAGTAGAACAACAAAATTCTCCGATGCAAGTTCCTAAGTCTAAATTGGATAACCATGGGTCACTTGATGTTGTTGATGTATTTGTTGGAGCAGAATTAGCGTTAAAATACCAATCATATTCTTGATAATTCATATTATCGCGTGATATAAGAGAAAAATATTGCATCCAAAAGAAATAACCCCCAATTATGCAAACAATTGCCAATAAACCATAATAAATAAAATTAGGTAAAATACCAGATTTATTTATTATGGCCAAAATAATAACTGGAACAAGTGTAAAAATAATAATTTTCATTAATTGAGAATGTTCAGCGTATTTTTCACCATAATAATCATTTATTTCGACTAGACGAATTTTATTATTTTTTTCTGCTTCTAAAGCTTTCAATCGTTTTTTCGCCTGATTTAATTCATTTTCAACAATACCAACTGCTACAGTTTGTTCTTGTAAAGTTCCTACAGATGAAGATAATGCATTTTGAAAAAAACTATTAACACCGCTTAATGTTTGATATAAATTAATACGCATATTAGAAATTTGATTCATTTTTTCTACTATTTCTTGTTGTTGTTGAGGGGTTAATTGTGAATTTGTTTCTAAATTATTAAACAATTGTTGTTCCATTTGTTGTAAACTTTGAATATCATTAAGTATTTGCTCATTATTTTGGGAGATATTTGGTTGTCCAGACATATTATATAAAATATAAGAAGATAATTATATAATAAATTATAAATTTATTATTTTGTAATATTCATTGTAACTAATACAGAACCAACCGCTAATATACTCCAAAATAAATAATCGTAATTTTTTTGTAATACTACAATATCACTGTCTTTCAATATATTTTCAATATTTCCATTTTCATCTATATTTTGGATTTTATCATTAGTTTTTTTAAGTCCATGAACATAATCTGTTAGTCCTACAACATTTGTTTGTGATTGTGCTTCAGCTTGTTGTGAACCTTGTCCAAAAGCATTTGTATAACTAGTAAGTTGATTTGATAGTAAATTTAATTGCGTTTGTAATTGAGATAACTGTGCTTTTTGTGCGCTAGTTGCATTTGCTAGTCCATATTTATTTCCTAATTGACCACCATTAACATAATTTCCATAAGTTATAGTATCTGTATTTTTTGTTGTTAAAGGAACACCCATTGGAGTGCTTATAGGTTTTTTATCTCTAATATATAAATTAGTATCTTGATTTATTTGTTTTGTACCATTTGGATACATACCAGAAGTTTTTGGAAAGCAAGTGTTATTTGTAAAAGTAAACCCTGCGCATTGTGGATTATTATTACAAGTGCTTTGACAGGATTGGACTGTGGCATTTCCAAATGCTGCATTTGGAATATCATAACCAGAACTATTATTGCCTTTAAGTTCTGTATAAGAATTAGCATATTGTGTATTAGTAGATGGATATGTATGTAATTCTGAATTTTGGTCAATATAGGCAACTTGAGTTAAATTACTTTGTGTTCCAACTTCACCAATATTATATATAGCATTTGCTCCTACACCTCCTCCATTTTTACCGTCCTGCATTTTTTGGCAATTTGATACCATAGTAAATGTATACAAAACAAGATTTCCATCTGACTGCATTACTAGTGCAACGTAACCATTAGGAGAACCAACAAAATCACCTGTTGCTAATGTAGCACCTTGTGTTATCCAATTTTTACCATATTTACCATTTGCTGCAGCAAAAGCAGGATTTGCTTGCTGTGCTTTTGTATTACTAGTCCAAATTTGTCCTTGATTATCCGTAGGACTAGTACCACGATTTATTACCATATTTCCATCATCTGTAAGTATAAGACAATAATTACTTTGAGGCAAACTAGTATTATAAACTGCATTAGACCAACCACCACCGGACCAGGAACCATCGCTAATTTGTGTACAATTGCCTGCTTTACCGTATTCCGATGTTTGACCCCAATTACTACTTAAAAAACATTGGGCAGTTGTTCCAGATGTAGAATTTTGTAGTCCAAAGTAAGTGGCGCCATTTTGCTGAGCAATTTGTTGACATTGTTGCAAATTATATTGTTGTGAATAATTATTAGGACCCATACCTGGCATTGCTCTATTAGGCCCATCTCCATAACAACCTAAATAATTACTAGGTTGTGCATTGGTATTAGGTGTACTATATACACCTTGACCGCCAGAATTCAAAACTGATAAAGCTCCTGTAATTGTCAAAGTAGCAGTATTACCAGTTTGTCCAGAAGTATTAGATGACCATAAAGATTTTTGCCCACTTGGAACCATCGCCGCACCTAAACTAGTAATACCTGGCTGATTATTACTCGCAGCACAATATCCTAGAGATGTAGATGGATTTACACCTTGCAACGCAAAATATTGATAACCAGAGTCAATAGCGGCTTCTTTACATTGGTCATAAGTATAAGAGCCAGAACTACCTCCGCTACTACTTGTTAATTTAATATTTTGAATGGCTGTAGAATTATTAATACCTAGAGTTTCACCTTGAAAAACTAATGTATAATTTCCAGTTACGAAACCACCAAAAGAAAAGCTATAATTGGTCCAATTATTAACCGGCGCCACAAACGTGTATATACCAACAAACATACCTCCAGATAGAAGTAAATTAATTTGAATATTATTTGCACCGTTATAACCAGGTCTTCCACATGCTGAAAAAGATAATGTATAATTTGCACCTGTTAATAAATTAATACCTTGAGAAAACGATTGCATTCCTTGTATACACGCTGCTTGATTACCACTTGGATATGGCATTGGATATCCCCAAGCAGTTGAATTGTTTATTAAAACAGCGTTAAAATTCCATCCAGGAACTGTTGAAGTAGAATTAATATATTGAAAACTATTGTTAGCTATTTGAGGCTGTGTGAAATTACCATTTTGTAAACTTGCTACAGAAGGTGGAGGTGGACTTCCACCAATAAATGTCATTAAGGGAGATTGTTGATTGTCAGCGTAACAACCTTGATATGTAATATTTGGATTATTAATCATTTTATTGACAAATATATTAACACCTTCATTTCCACAACTTTGACCACTAGTCATAGGTGTTCCTGTTACTAAAGGTGGTTTAGATGGAATAGTTGCGCCAGGAGTATTATAGTTTGAAATCCACGGTAAATTTATAGGTGTTTCCACACCTGTTGGACAACCATTTTTCCCCATTGTATACCAAGCAACCCAACCTGCTGTAGGATATAATTTTACAATACCTTGTTGTGTAACATAAGCAGTCTCGCCTGTTGTAAATACAATATTTTTTCCTAAATAAGGATTATTAGGATTTACACGATTTAAATAACCTGTAGTAGAACCACTAATTTGTGCTACTAATTTCTCATATTCATGTAAAGTATTTTTATATTCTTTTTGTAAATCAGAAATAATTTGTTGTTGCGAAGAATAATCATTGTTTTGAATAACCTCATTTGATTGAGCTGTTAATCCATTTGCACTGAGTTGCAAATTATTTTCTATATTTTGGAATGCTTCTTTATTAAAATATGTGAAATCTTTTGTTTTTTTTACTAAATTCTTTTTAATTTTATTTTGATATCTTTTGTATTTCTCCCCTTGATTAATAGCAGGTGATGGAGAGTTTAAATATTCCTTGTTTTCTTTATACTCTTTAGCATGATCATTTATTGTTTTTGTTAAATCATTTAAATTTGAAAATAAATTACTTATACTTGTCATATTAATATAATAATATACAAAAATATATTATATTAAATTGTTTACAATTTTTTTGCAAATACTAATACTAAAACTATTATTATAAAAAGTAAAAATCCGCAAAGCAAACCTCTACTCGCTTTTATTGGGTTTAAATCCGCGCCACCTCTTTGTTCGCCAGAAAAAGAAAATCTCATCAGTAAAAACACTAATAATATTACAACAAATAACATAACTATATAATTATAGTAATTAGATGTTACGTTGATATTTCCATTTTCATATGCAGAATTAATGGTTTCAAATTGTTTAATCATTGAATCTATTTGTTCTCTCTCTTGCAATAATGTTTGATAATTATTTTGCAACGATTGTTCTTGTTCTTGAGTTTGTTGTTGTGTTTGTTGAAATTGATTATAACTACTATTAGAAATATTCATCATTTTTTTATTAATGTTCATTAACTGAGAATTTAATTTTTGTAATTGATAACTGTAATAAATAGCTTGTTGAACTATTGCAGTAGATTGTGAAGTATATACTAAATTTCCATTTCCACTACTTAATGTGCAATTATTTGATGCATTATTAAATGTTGCACCAGAACAAGAAGAATTAGATGAACATGCATTTTGACAAGAATTTAATGTTGAATTATTTAAAGAACTTATAGTGCTTTTACCGACGTAAGAAGTATTTGGAACTGAAGTTAAATTAGTATCATTTGTTGTAACTAAACTAATATATTCTTGATATGTATTTGTATATTGTGTTAATAACGAATTAAATTGGTCACTTAAAGTTTGTAATTGTGTTGATGACATAATTTATATATAATATCTATAATTTATTTTAGAATGTATATATTTATGCTCCAGTTTAATTCCATCCAAATTTAGGTAATTTTATTTCTGGTAAACTAGTTGGAATTAAACTTGTAGATATTCCGCTAATATTTGTTCCTGTTTTACTCATAACAATAGCTATACAAACTATTAATAAAGCAATTAAAAATGTTATTAAAACTAGATAACCAGCACTTAATCCATTACTTTGTTGTTGTGAACCATAATTAGAATTAGTATTTGAATTTGTATTAGCCCTTCCAAAATACCAGAGAATAATTATTATAATAAATGCTAAAAATAGTAATAAAACAAAAGAATAATAATTCTGGTTAACTGTTAAATTACCCTGAATTTGCTGCTGATCTAAAGTTTGATATTCATTAATCATTTTTTCTATTTCATTTCTCTCTTTATTTAATTGTAAAAATTGTCTAATTAGTTCTGAAGTTTGTGTTTTTCTTTCTTGTGATTGAAAATTATACAATGGTTCACCACTATTGGTTTCATTTTGTATTTGTTTATTAATTTGTGTAAGTTGCTGATTGATGCTTTTAATATTCGAAAGTATTTGTTGCTTTTTAGAAACAATTGCAACTTCTGTATCAGACGCGGCTGTTAAAGGACCATCACCACCTCTTAAATAACAAGTAGAATTTGCTGAATTGTATGTAGCACCTGTGCATCCTTTATTAGATGCACATGAAGCTCTACATTCTTGTAATGTTTTAGAAGTTGATTGTCCTAATGTTGTAGTTCCCCAGTAAGCAGAATTATTAACAGTAACCATAGACGGTGTGTTATTTTGTTGACCTAAATAACTAATATAATTATTTACTACATTTTCATATTCGACCAAGAGATTTCTATACCTAATACTTAATATTTCTAAATCTAATACTATAGAAACACTTTCTTCATATTGATTTTTTTTATTATTGTTATTTTTACTGTTATTTTTATTATTATTTGTTGAATTCATTATATATTTATTATAAGAAAACATATTTACTTTTTAGAATTATAAAAGTAGTATAAAAATGATGAAATAGAGAGAAAAACAATAACTGGTAAAAATGGATCATTTGGGTTGCTATTATTAGAAACAATATCTTGTGTTATTAAATTTAATTTGTAATTTTTTCTCTCTTCTTCATTCTTAGCAAGTCTTTTTTTAATTGATTCATATGTGGAACTCAAACAATAATCGCGTAATTTTGGATCAAATACAAATGGCTTTCTCTTGAGTGATTGGAAAAGCATTTTAAATAAAAATTTATTTTAAATGAATTAATTTATCGTATTTAATATTTAGGTAGAGTAGGAGCTTGTATATTTCCGACTTTAGGTTTACCATAAATTTTTGTAATAGTTATAATAACAAATATAATGCTAAAAAATAAAGCCCAATTTTTTAAATAAGTAGATTGATAAATTTCTTTATAATTTAAAATCATCTCAGAAGTGGCGCTATTTGTATGTTCAATAATACCTAGTTTATGTTTTAATATTTTATTTCTTCTTCTCTCTTTTCTTATTAAGTTATCTAATTCTGATAACTTGGTATTTATTTTATCTACGTCAGATTGAACACTGTTTGATAAAGTGAACAGTTTTGAATTTAAGTTATTTAAATTAGTTTTTATATTTTCGTAACTTTGTTGATATTCATTATAAGTTGGGTCTTTATTATATAATACATAGGCTTTTTGAAAATCTGCTAAAATTGCAGGTAATTGTGATTGCATTGTTTGTAATTTCTCAGTAAATTGTGATACATCAGGGAAATCTTTTGTAAAATCTTCAATATCTTGTAAATTCATTAATATATATATTTATTTAAAATAAATATATATTTATAAGCTAAAAAATAAAAATAAAAATAAAATGAAAAAAATAAATCAAAAATACATTTAAAAAAATATAATTAAAATGCATTATCAAAATCTAAAATAAGTTCATCTATAAATTTCAATGTTTCATTATAACCTCCTATAAACTGTTTATCATAAAAAATCATCGGAAATGTTTTTACTTCAACTTTGGCTATTTGTTTAATAAAATTTAAAAAACCTTCTTTATCTTCAAAAATATACTCATCTGAATTAATTAAATTAAATTTTAAATTTTTTTCATTTAATAATGCTTTTATCTTTAAACAATTAGGACAACCACTTTTACTATAAATAGTAAATCCAGTATCTGAAGGATTTTCAAATTCCATTTATTATAAAATCATATTTTTATTTTTATATCATTTACACACAAATTCTATAATAATCTGTTTGTATAGCAGTTTTACTAGACCTTGTAATATTACAAACCTGTCCTGGTCTTAAACAAATTACTTTCGCCACAGGATCAAATCTTGAAATATCAGGAAATTGAATTTTTTCGGTAATATTATATTTTTTCATAATATCATCGACTTCAGAAACTGACATAACACGATGTTCAGGAACTAACACATGATTTAATATATTAAATTGAAGTCTTTTAATATTTTCAATAACTATGAAAATCCCATCACGTTCCCAAATATGTTTAAGTTCGTTGATTAGAGTTTCATTTGGTTCATCTTTAATAATAATAAACAATGTATCTGTTTTTTTCAATGTTTCAGTTAGAATAAATAAATCGTCTATCATTTCTTGGATATTTTTTGCTGCAGGTCTTGATGCTAAATAATACCGAATATAAACTTTTTTCTTAGGATTTTCACTAGTAACTTTATCATCTTGTGTTTCTAAAAGCATATCCAGTTGGTTATTTTGTTTCATAGAGTTAACCTCACTGATACTAAAGTTTGCATAATCGTTTGTATTATAACCTTGTTTTTCCATTAATTCCAAAATAGTTTTTCTAGAATTAAAGATATGAGAAATTAAGACACTTGAGTTTTGACTTGCCATTCTATATTATAATATAAACATAATGAATTATTTTTATTTCAATTTTATTTATATTGTATTTTTATTTACAATGTAATTTTTCTGGTTTCATTTGGAGAATTATTTTCAGGAGAGGCTTCTACTGGTTCTTGAATTGTAACAGTTTTTTTTCCTGAATCTGAAGTTAATGAAGAACTATTAGATTCATTTATAGATTTTTTTGGTTCTTGAACTTCTAAAATATTTTGATTTTGTTTAACTTCTTCAATGGCTTCATAGTCAGGAGTAGTTTTGTCTGCAAGTTCTTGTTGTTTTTTAGCTTTTACTTCTCTCAAATATGCTACTTTTTCTTCGAAAGGTTTATTTAACAATGACTTCTTTTCTTCTTCTGATAAATTTAAATAATAATAACCTAAATCATCTGGATAATTATATTTTGGTTCTACTTGTGTAACTCCATTTTCTATTTCTTTTCTTTCAAAAAAACTAGGTGTGCTAGACATATTAGAAACTTCTTGTGGTGACCCTGGCATATAAACAGGAGAACTAGAATTTAGTTCGCCAGGACTTTCCGGAACATAAGCAGGAGATCCTGGTGCATAAGGAATAGATTCAGAAGTAGTATCAACATGCACAGGCTCAGGTATTATAGGTGTTTCATCTTTTATATAAATATTTGATGTATTACGAAGTGTTGTTGTAATATTTTCATTAATTTGTTTAATTGTCTCTGTAATATCTTTGTCATTTTTATTATGCATTAATTTATTAATATTATTTGAATAATTCATACTTAGCAATTGATCTATATTATCCTCTGTAATAATACGCATTTGAACGTTCATAACCTGTAATTCATGAATTAATAATTTAAAAGCATATGGGACACGTAATATACTAAATGAGCGACCAAATTTGCTTAAATTTAAAATACTTTGAGAATTATCTGGATTAGTATGAAATTTAATAGGACCATCAGCATATGGACTTAAGAAAAGATTTCTAGCTTCATTATAAATAGCAATTGCACCTGTTTTATTACAAACCGCAATATAATAGTTTTGTTTTTCACCTCTAATCATAAACGATTCATTTAAGAAATAAGACATTCCATGAGCTAATACACCATCGCGTTCCATCTCACCAATACGAAGACCTCCATCATTAGCGCGTCCTTGGACAGGTTGTCTAGTCAATGCTGTATTAGGACCACGAGCGCGATAATTTATTTTATCTTTTACCATATGTTTTAAACGCATATAATATGTAGGACCTATATAAATATCTGCTGCTAATTGCTCGCCATTCATACCATTATATAAAACTTGGTTACCAGATGAATGAAACCCAGCATTAACAAGCATTGGAGCATACGTTGAATAATTCGAACCTTTCACTTGAAATGCAGTGCAATCACCAAATGCACCATAAGTGACACATACTTTTCCAAATAAGCTTTCAACAATTTGTCCAATAGTCATACGAGATGGTATAGCATGTGGATTTATAATTAAATCTGGACGAATACCATCATCAGTAAAAGGCATGTCATCTTCTGGGATAATGAGACCTAAAGTTCCTTTTTGTCCGGCTCTTGAAGCCATCTTATCACCAATTGCAGGCAAACGTTCTTCACGAACACGGACTTTTGCTATATTAAATCCCTCTTCCCCTAATGTAATAAATGATTTGTCTACAAAACCCAATTGTCCTTTTTTGGTTTTAACCGAATCATCGATTAAAACATCTTTAACATTTGCAGATGAATTTACCTTGCCAATTAAAATAATTTTATCATTTAATTCAGTATTTTCTTTAACTAAACCATATTCATCTAAGAAACTATAATCAAAACCCTGTTTTTTTCCAATTACGTTATTTTTTTCAATATTTAAAAACTTGGAACTTGTAGAACCAGTAATTTTGGAGCTTTCTTCTCTCGTTTCATAAGAAGAATAATATGTTGTTCTAAAAATGCCGCGATGGATAGCACCTTCGTTAATAAGAATAGCATCTTCAACATTATAACCAGTATAAGACATAATGGCTACAATAGCATTAACACCATAAGGTTGCTCTTCGTTATTAATATATTCAAGATATCTTGATTTTATCAATGGAACCTGACCATAATTCAATATAACTCCTGTTTTATCTATGCGCATTTGAAAATTAGAATGATATACAGAAACAGCTTGTTTACTTTGTCCACAAGAGAATGAGTTACGTGTTACAGGATTATTTTCAGGATAAATAATCATATTTCCCATTACACCTAAAATTAGCGATGGATCAATTTCTAAATGGGTATACCATTTACTTTTTTGTAAATCTTCTAAATTTACAGCAATTAGTGCAGTTTCTTCTTCAGAAGTATCTACATAATCAACAACAGACTTATGTGTTAATAATTTTTCTAACATAACAAGCTTATCCTTACCAATATCATTATACAATTTATCTACTGTATAAATTCTGTTATTTTTTGTTTTATAATTTTCATCAGATTTTTTCATAAATCCTGAAATAATTTGTTCCCAAGTAATATTTCCACTATTTAATTCTTCTTTAACAACTTTTCTATCAAAACTTATTCTGTTATTTTCAATATAATATATTGGTCTAGTTAATCTTCCAGCGTCACTATAAATATTTACTTCTTTATGTTGATAATCAAATGAAATACTTGTATAAATAGGAATAATACCATTTCGTCTATATAATTTTATTTCATTTACAAATTCAATTGGAGTATCAATGACACCAATCCATCGTCCATTTATAATTATTTTTGCACTACTTCCTAACTGCTCTGGAGAACATTCTAACAAAATACGCATAGGTGTATTTATTCTGAGCCATTTAATAATCGGATAACTAGATGAACCACTTGTTATATAAGTACTTATTGACATATGTTTATGTAATCCAATATTGCCACCATCAGGTGTATCTATAGGGTCAATATATCCCCATTGTGACGAATTTAATAATCGAGGACCTACGACTTTTGCACTTGAGTCGAGCGGTAAATTAATTTTGCGCAAATGAGAAATAAATGTGTTCCAACTTAGTCGATTTAAATCTTGAACGGCACCTAAACGTTTAGTATGTGCCTCAGAACCCCAGTTACCTTTGAATGCTTTTTTAAAACCTTGTTCAACAATTCTATCCTTAAAATACTTTTTTGTATTATCTTCAATAAGACTAATAAAATTTTCTTTATACCTATTACTATCTTCTTGTTTCGTTTTTTCTTTCATTCTAATTTGTTTTCTTTCTTTTCTAGAGAGATTATCATCATCTTTATATTGTCCCTTATTATAATAATATTCTTCATCTATTTTACGTGTAATATCTTTTTTTTGAATTAAATAATATTCTCTAAATAAATCATAGATAAGTGAACCTGAAAGCTCAACTCTTTTAAATCTAAAATTATCACGGTCTGTTGGTTTTTCTTCTTTTGTGTAAACTTTTAACAATTTGTTTACCATATAGCCAACAAAATAGGCTTTTTCTAAAAAGTTTAATTCACCTACGTGTGGTAAAAAATAATCAGATAGAATTTCTAGAACACTTGATACTGTTCCTCTTTTAGTTAATTCAGCAATAAATTCAAGTGCGTTTTGCTGATTAAAAAATTTGTTTGCATCATGAACTGAAGGAATAAATAGATCAATGTATTGATTTTTTTCATTTTCACTTTCATCATCTAAATTAGTCAATAAACATGTTTCAATTATTTCTTTATCGGATATCACGCCCAAAGCTCTCATTAAAATAAATAGAGGAACAGGTTGTTTTACATTTGGAACAGAAACTACTATTTGATTATTACTTAATGTAGGTGAAGGAGCTACAATTTTTACTGCAGTCGTTCTTATAGGCTTTGATGTATCTTCAGAAACTGATCTTATTTCAGCTGAATGACTATAAGTATCATCTTCATCATTTACTTTTATATAAAGCATATTATCTGCAAATTTTTCTTGTGAAATAATAACTTTTTCTTTACCATCAATAATAAAATATCCACCATAATCATTGCGACACTCTCCCATATTAAACCTGACATCTTTATTTAAAGTATTTAAAATACATAAATCAGATTGAAGCATAATAGGGAAACGACCAAGATATATTTTATTCAAAACTATTGAATGCATTTTTTTCTCATCTCCATTATAATAAATAAACTCTACGTCTACATCGTAATGTATGGTTATTCCATATGTCATATTTCTTAGACGTGCATCATTTGGAAACATATAATGTGCATTATTGTCATCATAAATTACAGGCTTACCATAATAAATCTTAGAACCATCTTTTCCACCTAAATATAACATACATTCATTTCTATTTCCCTTGTTAATATCTTCTTCTCTCTCAATAAATCTAATAGGGTTATTTTCACGAAATATTCTATTTATTCCATATTTAAAAAAATCATTAAATGATTCTAAATGGTGTGAAACTAAATTATTTGGATTATCTTTAAAATATTTATCAATTAATTTCCAAGATATGTCATTTTTATCTGTTGATTTATCCATTTTATATTATAATAATCATATTTTTTTAAAATATAATTATTATTATAATATTATTATAATAATTACAAATTAAATATGATATTCATTAATAAGATTCATATTCCCCTCTAAATGAACTGAAATAATTTGGTTATCTTCTTTAGAATATTTTTCGATTAGCTCTTTTGATTTATATTGATGAAAACCTGGGCAATGTACTCGTTTTATTTTCTTGTCTGAAAGCATGAATAAATTATGCAACCATACATCGTGACTTATAAAATGCGTTTTTTTTGTTTTAGACAAATATAAAAATGTTTCAATACAACTTTTAGTGAAAACAATTCCTGGACCTCCGCTTACCCATCTATTATAATCACAAGTAAAATCTGGTTCTTTTCTAGGAGCTATCCAATTTAAAAAATCACCAATCATATATGTATCATCCTTATCAAAAAAAGATAGATACAAATTAAGTTTTTCAATATACAAATAACTGTCGTCATCTATCGTCATATAAAAATCATAATCACTATATTGTGTTAAAAACATATTGAATACTTTAATTAAATTTATAGGGTGATAAATATGACGCCCTTCGCCTATAAAAATAAAATTTTTTAAACTAGACTTTTCATTATCAGTTACAAATACTACATTATCTCTATTACCCCAAGTTTTTTCTATTAATTTTGCTCGTGATTCTTCATATAATTTACAAGTGTGTACAAATATAATTATTTTCATATCTTTAAATATAAAATATACGTTTATATTTAAATATATTTAAATATATTTATATAAATAATCTATATTAATGTATAAAATTAAAATATTTTGCTCATTTTCTTCAAGTAAAAAATGCAAAGAAGTATATGAAAAAATTTCTTATGTAAATGAAATAGAATTTTATGGTGTAGATAAAAAAATTTATATAACAGATGAATATGATAACGATTATACACACGCTATAATAATTAATACTGCAACCCCAGATTTAAAAATACCAAAAGAAAATGTAATTGGATTAGCATTTGAACCTATTCAATTTTTGGGTCTAACGTTTGAATTTATAAAATATGCACAAAAACATATTGGTAAATATTACATTGGCGATAAATTACAATTACCAGAACCGTTTGTAGAGCATTTTGGTTTTATGTGGTATTCAAGACCACCAAAGGAAATAACAAATAAACCAAATATAATGTCAATTATAGTAACAGATAAACGATTAGCTCCAGGACATATTTATCGCCATAAATTAATTGAAAAGATTATAGAAATTAAAATACCAATAGATATCTATGGACATGGAAGTAATAAATATTTAAATTGCAATATAAATTGTTTAAATTATACGTTTGATAGAATTAAAGGTTCATTTAATAATGTAGAACCATACGAAAAATATTTATACTCTATATGTATTGAGAATTTTCAGTCTAATCATTATTTTTCAGAAAAAATTATAACACCTATGTTACATAACTGTAACCCAATATATCTTGGTTGTAAAAATATTGATACTTATTTTGATAATGTTATTAAATTGACAGGAGATATTGATAAGGATATATTATTAATAATTGATATAATAAGAAATCCATTGAAATATTATAGTAATACATATAATAATAAAACTATAAAAACAGTAAATTTAATAGAAAATATTGAAAAATTATATTCTTAGAAATGAGATTTATTATTGTTCTTGTTTTATTTTATTCTTTATCCTTATTTTTTTTTGTTTTATTTAAGCTTTGATTACCCTTTTTAGTTAATTTAAATTTATTTTTAAAATTTGTTACTGTAAATTCTGTCCAAGGTTTTGTAATTCTATCTTTTAAATATGGGCAAAATTTTTCATATTGTCTATGTTTTTTGCAAAACTCATCTTTAATGAATGGTATTCCACAAGCATTTCCAAATCGTCCAATAAATGACATATTTTTTGCTAAACTGGTATCACAAACACAACCATCAACTGCACCATGCGGAGAATATGGTTTTGGTCTATCTGACTGAGACATATATTCTCTAGCATCAAGATCATAATGCGAACATATAGTTCTAGAACAAGGATTATCTGGTTTTTGCAAATAAACATCATAATGGTCAGATATAATCTGTTTTGCTAATTCAATATTTAATTTTCCTTTGTGTTCATCCATAAGATCACCTAAACGTACCATTCTAGCACCTTGATGTCTTCTTATATCATAAAATCCTGAATTTGCTACTTCTTTATTTCTTATTCGTTCATCGTAAACTGAATTAAATCCAATAAAATAACCATTCTTTGTTCTCTCTATATTATGATATTTAAGACCCAATTCAATTCTCAAAATTTCATTTGTATTTGTATCGCCAAATATCCATGAATTAGCATAATCACCTGAATTTTCATGTAAAAGTATTTCACAATATTCATCTAATGTATTACCATATTGCATTGCTTTTCTAATTCTATATCCTATAGGAAAATGTTGTTCATATGGAAGAAATCCTCCAATTGTTGTTTCTGTTCCAATAATACCTTTAGATGTGACAAAAAAATCGGTTCCACTCCAAATCCAACAAGGTGATGTTTGCATAATAATACGATGACCTTCAGATGGATTTATATCTAAAATAACATTTGAATATTGACCATCTATAAAATCTGTAAATGAATTGTGCGCACAAACTATTTTACCATCTTCCGTCCAATCACCAACTGCCATAAATGCACTACATTTATCTTTAGCACCACCACCCTCTTTTCCAAAATGAGAAGAAGATTTCGAAGAATACCAGTAAGGTATAGAGCAATAAAAATTCCAAGCAATAATTTCATCAATGCTAGTTTTGCAACCATTTGCATTACAACCTTCAGCAATGCCCTCCATTTCCTCATAAAATTCTCCAAAATTTTTTTTAGTCATTTCTTTAAAATCTAAGTTTACTTGTTCAATAAAATAATCCCATGTTTCAGCATAAGCTTCAAACATTAAAAAATGTAGTGTTTTTTGCACCTCTTTAAAATAATCAGCACAAAGGTATCCGTAGGCGAAACCTCGCTCTTTTGGTTTTCCTTTAACTGATACATATTTCCAACCATTTTTATCAAATGATAAGCCATTTTTTATTTTTGTAGACATATATATTAATATATAAATATAATA